ACGGTCATCGTCAAGGACACCTAGCACAGCGTTGTCCAGGATAAAGATGGCAAAGTCAAGGCGTTCTAAGGCAAAGGTTATGTTCTTGCTGGTTGAGATCCAGTCGTGGCTTATGCCGATGATCCTCACATACTGCTCGATTGCCGGTGGGATGTCTGAGGGCTCGAAGCGAACCTGCACAATGTCACCAATCTCAAGGTCTAGGACTGCATCTTGGTTGACTGTTGAGAGGGTGTCCATAACCACTGTCACAGCTTCAAAGCGATACTGAGGTTCCTTGAATCTGGCAAGCAAGTAATCTGCCAGGAACTGCAACTCAGACTGGCTTGCGACAAGCAGGTTGCTCTGTGAGTAGCTTCGAGGTCCGTAGACAGTCTGGGACTCTGCATCGTTAGCCGATGCCTCTAGTGCAGGGCTGGCAGCGTTGCTGATAAGGATTCGGTTGTAAAGGTTCTCAGATCCGTAGACATTGTTCACGCTGGCAAACTGGATGCCCTGATAGACCCCTGCAACAACCTCATCGGTAAACACTAGGTTCGGCGTGTTGGGTACAGCGTTTCTCTCTCGGAATACGACCTTGCCATCCTTGCCGATAAACAAGTCCCCAAACTCTGAGTTGCTTACAAGTTGCAGATACTCAAGCACAGAGGTTCCCTCAGCTACCAAGACCCCAAGCATTGTTGAGTTGCCTGTGTCAATCTCTCTTTCATCTGCTGGCCAGTCAACCTCGGGTCTGTCAAGCACAGCGTTCACGCGAGCACCTGAGAGCTGGGCTGTTGGGGTAAACTCCTCAAGCCCTGAGTTAGTCAAGGTTGAGAAGGCATCAGATACATCTATGCGAACCTGTGACCGGTTGCTCGGTGCGTAAACAATGTCAAAGTCATCTATTGAGCCCAAGAACACTGGCTGATTGTTGCAGGTGATCCTTACAGTTCGGCGAGGGATTAGCTGACCAAAGTAAGGGCCGTTGGGATACAAGGGGTCAAAGTGTCGGTCTGAGTTGTCAACAACGATGCTCGAGGTTCCGGCGTCAATACGATCTAATGCCTGGTTCTTGCCTCGGCTAACGCTTGTGCCAATCAGCCTGTCTGAGATGTCAAAAAATCTCTCACCGCCAAGGGTGAAGCTTGTGTTGTCTAGGACACCTTTGACAGCATCATCGAGGATAAAGGCAAAGGGGTCTGCCTGACCAAGGTTTAGACCTAGTTCAACTTTGACTGCTGGGGCTGGCATTACGCTCCCACAAAGACAGGACCCGAGGTACGCTCATAAGCCTTGATAGCCTCAACGATTGACCTACCGATAGTCGAGCCTGAGCCAACACCGCCATTGACATTTATGTTGTAAACATTTTGTGGTCTGTTGTTTGTGAATTGGCTCATCTTGTTTAGTGGAATAACAGCCTCGGGTTGACCTGCCTCAGCAATGTTGGCTAGGACTCCACCTGGCTGTGGCATAACGACACCGCCGAGGGCAAGCTTAGGGATTTTGGTAGGTATCTTGGCTGGGGTCTTTACTGGCACTTTAGGGATTGAAACAGTTGGCACCTTTGGCACTTGAATGTTTACTGCTCCACCGGTCACAGTAGAGATTAGGCTAAGTGCCGAGTTGGCCAAGCTAATGATGCCGTTGAGCCCACTGATGATTGTGTTGATAAAGTTCTCAAACCTTGTGGATAGGCCGTTGATAACACCGACAACTAAGTTGCTGATTCCATCAAAGACAGTTGTAAAGAACCTGCCTACCTCAGCCAAGCCTTTACCGATACCCTCGAACAACTTAGACCAGCCACCTGCCAAGCCAACCAGGTAGTTGATTAGCAAGACAACACCTGTTGCCAAGAATCCAATTAGGGTAATGACCTTGACAATCGGGTTAGCGTTTAGGGCAAAGTTCACAGCAAGGATGGCAACAGCTAGTGCAGCCATCGCGGTAGTGATAATCATTACAACGCCAGAGTTCTGAGCAAGGAATCCAAACAAGTCTGTGACCAATGGGACAAAGGCCTCGAACACTGGCATCAGTGCTTCACCCAAAGCATCCTGCATAGCAAGGAACGCTAGGGCCATCTTTTGTGAGCCGGTAGCAGTAGCCTCAGCGGTGCCACCGACCTGAGTTTCGATTGCGGTAAGGATAACGTTCTGAGCTTGTAGAAGCTTGCCGGATGCAACGAGAGCCTTTATCTTTTCCTTCTCTTGCTCGGTAAAGGTCACACCGGAGCGAGCTAGGGCAGTGATTCCCTTGATAGGGTCCTGCAAAGCTTTACCAAGCTGAACTGCGTTCTGCTCGGCAGAGCCAAAGCCAGCAGCGGCTAGATCTATGGCAGCAAGTGTGGCTCGGTCCATAGCACCGCCAACAACATCAGCGGTCTGAGCGAGGTTCTTGAAGGTAAGCAACTTAGCCTGTGTTGCCTTGATGATGTCAGCATCGACAGCCAGGGAACGCTCGTTAGTTTCGGCAAAGGCCTTTAGTCTGTCTGTCACCTGATTAGTAGCCGAGCCAAACAGGTTCATCGACTTAGCAACAGCATCCAGTCTGTTGTTAGCTTGCTGGGCTTCCTCGGCTGCTCTAACCGCTGCTACACCCATAGCACCTAGAGCCACAAGGCCGACCTGTGCAGCAGGGGCTAGAGATCTAGTGACTGCCCCAAGCTTCTCGATGGGAGTGTCGAGTCGCTTTAGTTCTCTTTGTAGCTTGCTGAATCCTTGAGCATTGAAGTTGCTCAGGATGTTTATTTTTATGCCGGCCATTATCGGTCCCCGATTACTTCTAGGTTTCTATTGACCTTGTTGACATACTGCTCAACACCCTGCAAGACATAGCCTTGGATGAATGGAACGCTGGCCTCGGCCTCTGGGTAGATGTAGCGTGATGGGGCTCTGCCTAAAGCCCTAATCATTGCCTGACCCTGAGTGGTCACTGCGTGTCTGCGAGTGCCACCTTTCCACTCGTAGGTTCGGGTGACTGGGAGTCGGGTCTTGCCACCACCTCGACCTGCCATGTCAGCGATGCTTACTGCTGTGCCGTTTACAATCACCTGGAGAAGGGGTGTTGCACCATCCATGCCAGCTCTAGCATTACGACCACTTACAACAGTCTTAGTTGTAGCCCCACGCCAAGCTGTTCGACCATTGTGCCTAAAGCCTCTGATGGGTGCGATCAGCGGGATGTTGCCTTGAATCCTGTTGCCGAGAGTGTCACCAGCTCGCTTCATGAAGGCCCTAATCTCAAAGAATAGGTCTTTGTCAACATCGCGAATCTCGGCAAGGGTTTCCCTAATGCCGTAGACCTCGACTGACATACTCTTTATCATTATTGCCTCATCTGTTCTGCTTTGCCCTTTAGATACATCTGCATCGTAAAGAGCATACGCTCGGACTCTTGTAGTAGAGCCGAGGGTGCAATCCCTGTTTCACAGGCCAAGTAAGCGATAAGGAAGTGCTGGCTAGTAGCTCCCAGCCCCTTGATCTTTAGACTTTTGGGTCTGCATCATCGCCAGAGATTGTGTCTAGAGTTTCCACAAAGTCCTCAAAAGACTTGTCAGTCCTTTTGGCTCTGCGTAGTGAATTCCAAACAATAAAGCTCAGGTAGGTTAGGCGAGGGTCCGACTGGATAGTCGTTATGGCCAAGTTGTATCTCTCCTCGAAGGCAATAAAGTCTGGGGTGCCAGTGACAACCTTTTCTTTATTACCATCCACAAACTCAACTATGAATGGGATTTGCATGGTCTTAGACTGTTGCCCTTGTCAATGCACCATTGAGTGGCCAGGTCACGCTAAGCGTGGCCAAATCGCCAATCGTTGAATTGAAAGGGGAGTACTGCGTGACCAAATAGGTACCGGTGAAGCTCGGATTGGTAGCTGACACTGTTGCTGAGGTTGGGCTTACAGTTACAGTTGCGTTGGTTCCCAGTAGTGGGTAAAGAACGCTGTCAATAGCTCCGCCAGCAAAGTCCTGGTGGAACTCTAGTGTGATTGAGCCAGTCTGCAATCCTGCGATTGCTGTGCGGAAGGTTGCACCAAAAGCAGTTGTGTCCTGAGTTTCTACTTCAATCGGCAATTCTACCGATGCAAGTGAGGAACTAAAGTTTGTGCCGTTGATTGTGACCTTGTAGTCGGTAGCGATGAACTTTGCCATTGTTTGTTTTTCTCCTAGTCGGCAAACACATCAACAGCGAACTCCGCTGCTAAGTATGTGCCTTCGTTTAGCTGGATGGGGGTGTAATTTCTCATTTCAGTCACTCGGGTGTCAAAGGCATTGCCACCTAGTGTCTTATCTGATTCTACTGCGTTCTTGATACTAGAGGACCCTGTTGAGGAGCAGAAGGCATCAAGTGATTTCTGGGCAGTTCTTTCCTCAGCCCTGCCGACAATTACGAGAACATTGAAGTTGTATTTGGTCAAGCCCTTGGCCATCGCCTGGTTGTATTCAACAGTCACAGGTCGGACTAAAGCGATTGGTGGGTTTGGATTGTCCGGCATCTCGGCACTTGTCCTGAGCCCTGAGATTGTGGCTAGGTTGGTCGCGATGGCAGTCCGTAGGTTAGTTATGCTCGCCACTATGCAAACCTGATTCGGCGTAGTGGATCTACAAGCTGGGCAACATCAGGGTCGAGTCTGTTGCTGACTCTCATGACTCCGATGTCACCGAAACCTGCAACTCCAAGTGGGCTGTCTAGTCGCTTGTAGATTCGGCTGGACTGAATCACTGTTGCCTGGGTGACTGCTATTGGTGTGGCAGACCATCCCCAAACACCTGTGACCTGCACAGTAGCCTCTTGCTCAAACTGGCTGAATAGGTAATCGCCAACAGCTCGGATGCTTGTGAAAGGTGATGTCAGACCGTCTGCCCTGCCGTTAAGTGGCTCAAGCTGGTAGTCGCTGGCAGTCCAGGTAGTGTCAAAGGTGCTGTCATCATCGGTCATTGTCTTGAGGGTTGTCAGCGAGATTAGATCGTCAATCTCTGTCACAAAGCTATCGCTCGGTGTAAAGACCCTGACTGCCGAGCCGTTGGAATAGAAGTTGCGGTTTGCGTATCCGTCAATAGCCCTAGAGCCTGACTCGATTGCCATCTCTAAGAGTGCGTCATCAACGCTGTCTGTGATTCTGAGTGCTGCTTTTACCTGAGCTAAGGTTGCGTAGCCGTTTGTGATTGCCATAGTGGTCCTATTCTACTTGCTCGGACAGTATCGGTTTAGGCCCAGAGATGTCTGCGAGAGTTAAACAAAGCCTCATCTCGGTGGACTGTAGTAGTTCCTTTGGCATAGGTTTCGTCTTGAGTGGCAAGTCCCCAGACCCAATGGCGATGTTCAATGACTGACTCTAGGCAAGGTGTCCACTGTTTGCGGTAAGCGGCTGTAGCAACTGCCTCGGTGTCTGTGTAGTTATGTATGTATCCCTCATGCAGGAAAGCATCAGGGTCATCTATTGAGCCTTGGGTGCTGTAGTTCTTGGTTATGAGGTAATGGGTGGCGTGTTGACCAGACAACACATCTCGGTTGTGCAGGTCGTTAGTCCCGACAAACCCAAAGTCTTTAGCAAGCTCTAGTAGCGGTGGTGCCCAATTAGGGTAAAAGATTAGATCATCACTTGCCATGACTATGTAGGGCTCGGTGGTCAGGTGGATAGCTGTGTTGATTGCCCCAGCGTAGGATGCAGCTCTAGTGTTTACTATCTTGTTTGCACCGGCAGCTTCGATAGCCTCAGCGGTAGCAGTGTCGTGTTCCTCAATGATGAAGTAAGGGGTTGCCTCTGAAGCTGTGTCCTTGATGTTTTGGATTACCTCGACAATGCGGTGAGGTCGTTTCAGGGTGGGGATAAGCACAGCAATCATGCAAGTATCCTATCCCAGAATAGTTGCTTGGCTCCTGCTACAAGCTCAGTCAGGACATCCTTATCTTGCCAGTTAGGTATCGAGGTGATACCAGCTAGATCGTTAGTGTGTACCTGGCAACCTGATAGGACTGCTTCAACAACAGCTCGTGGCTCGGCATCAAAGCCTTGTGGTAGAAACACAAAGTGCTTGGCTCGGCTCATAGCCTCTAGGACCTCTGCCCTTGTCTTGTCGTACATCATGATCAGCTTTAGGTTT